TAGATTACAGTAAGCTTCAATTAAATGTTGATTACCAAATTGAAAATTAGATTTGTAGGGTTCAGAATAATAGATATTATCTGATGCCATTATTCGTTCATCTTCTAATGGTATTGTTTGTTCAAATACAAGTTTGACGTTTGGATTGTTTGCAAAGCATTGTACGTACGGTGTATATACTTGAATGGGTTGGCCTGCTTTTTCTGCTAGTTTATCTACTAGCGCTGTAAAAGTTGTACATTTACCTACACCACCTTCAACAATATATGTGTTTAGTTTCGTCATATATTATATATAATTAAAATAACTAATCCTTTCTAAACCAAGATGGAAGACCTAAATGTGGACGCTTGTCAAACATATTATCTCTAGCGCCTGGTGTTTTACGATTGTTATAATGCAGAAAAACTTGTACGCATTCCTTACCTTTAAATTTTTCTCTCCAGTGTTCTAGCTCACAACCAGAATAAACCAGCATATCTCCTGGTTTTAAATCTACTTTGATACCTTTAGCTTTACTTTCTGTAGTAATATTTTTATCATTTGGTATGCCCACATTTTCATTTGGACTTAGATATATTGGCCAGTTATCACCACCAAGATTCATAGTAGTAGATATCTCGCAACTAAATCTATCTTTGTGTCTTTTAAGAACGTCACCTTTTTTATAAATTCTTGCATAAGTATATGCAGGATATAATTTTAATCGTGTTATTTTTTCTATTTGTGGTAAACATTTCAACAATAATGTTTCCATAGCTACGTTTGCATATTGAGAATAAGTATTAGGAATTTGATCATCTTTACCCTCATAATATCCAAAAATTGTTTCAAAAGGAGAAAAATATTTTTCTCTAAAACAGGTATCATAAACTTGCCTTTGCATGTTAAAATAATTTGCAACAAAAACTGCTAAGTCTTTAGATATTGCTTGACGAATAACTGTATATTTTTTCTTTTTAAACATCTTTTACTATCCCTTTTGGTACAGCTGTTATATTCCAATGTATAAATCTAAAAGGTTCTTTACCAAAATCTACTGCAAACTCATGTTCTAAAAACCCTGGAAAGATAATTAATGTACCAGGTGTTGGATTAAAATGTATAAGTTCAGTTCCACCCCATATACCTTTTTGATCTGGTTTCATTTTTAATTTTGTAGCTCTAGCACCTGTTCTTGGTTCGTGGAATATTGGATAAGAAGTTTTGTCACTACACTTTAAAAAATAAAAACCTGATACGTGTTGATTCCAATGTATGTGTGCTGGATGATGACCACCGCCTTTTTTAGCAAATTCTTGTACCCACAATTCAGAAAACATAGTTGTGTACTGTTGCATATCATAACCTTGATGATCTAAATATTCCCAAGACTTTTGGCCAACATAATTTCTAAAATCTAAAAAATCGTTATCAGCAGTTAAAGGTGTTGAGTGATATGATCTTCCAAAATCACCGTGCTCTTTAATAAAAACTTTCTCTTTTGTTTTTGCATCTTTGATATATTTGTCAGACGCTTTGTTTAATGAGGTTACAAACTCTGGTTTTTGTTCTGACCAAATAGTTGTGCTGAAATAATTATTGATAAACATTATTTAAAAGGCCTTCCTAAATGCCAAGCAACAAGACTATATCTTATGCCTGATGTTATGGGTTTAACTCTATGCCACACAAATGAAGGGAATACAATGATAGAACCTTTTGGTAATATTTCTTTACACTGTATTTTGTGTATTGATTCATCACGCATATGTGGATCATAATTTCTAAAATCAAACTCTAGTTCTCCACCACTATATTCTGATCCATCTGTTAACTGACAAGTCATAGATAGTTTTCTAATTTTTCCGTGCTCTGGATCGTTTGGGTTTTTTCTATCATACGGTTTATCCCAACTATCACAGTGCCAATCATAATATTGGTTTAGTTTATATTTTGTAAACTGACAAGACTCACTTATATCCCAATCAAAATTCCAACCAGCATTTTTATTAGCCATATGAACATATGGATGTAATTCTTTATATATCCAAGTATCATTAAGCCAAACTAAATCAGAGTTTCTTTTTCTTTTTAAATCTAATACTTCTTGCTTGTTTAATTTTCTGTCGCCATATCCACCTGTTCTAGCCATTTCTTCTTTTTTTGAATTAGCATATTCTATAACCTCATCACAAAATTTAGGTGAAAGTGCAGATTTAAAATACCAATAATAATTAGAAATATTCATACATAGTTAAAATTTATTACAACTCTTATATTTTTATCTGTACAAGTAGAGCCTGTGTGTTCTAAAATTGAATTAAATTCAACATATTTATTTTCTTCACTTTTAATTTTTTCACCAGTTTTAAACTTGGTGTAACCATTACAGTCATTAATATAAAAAATTCCTGTAGTTCCTTCATCCTGATCAATATGCATTCCATGTTCAATAATATTACTAGTTTGAGTTAATAAATTTGCTTTTATTCTATTTAACTTTTTATATTTTATTTTATGTAAAATAGGTTTTAAAATATTCATCATTTCTTGTGAACAATTAATTTTTCCATTATTTATAAAGGTAAAAACAAATTGAAAATTTTTGTCAATAGCTCTATTTACGCCCTCGTTGAAATACCAAGGCATATATTCTCCCATTATTTTATCTTTTAATTTTTTAAAATCTTTTTTATCTAAAAAATTTTTAGATATATTCATAAGTTATTGTTTGTACAAAGTTTATTGAATCTTTTTGTGTGTTAGTTAGATAGTACATATTAGTTGACGGAAACATTATAAATTTATTATTAGTCAAAGATATATCCCAGCTTCTTCCTTTACGTCTATTATCTTCAAAGTGTATTCGAACCATACAATCTTTAACTTTTACACCATATAATAATGTAAAGTCTGGTGAGTTACGTAAATCTACTGGATCAATATTTAATAATGGGATTGTAGTTTCCGCAGGTTTATAAATGTTGCCCCACGTTTCTTTGTTAATTAGATTAATACTATATTCGACACTAATGTGTTCTCGTATATAGGTATTTAACATATCCCAAGTCCGTGAGAATGGGAAAGATGAATTTGTTATTTGTGATTGTAAAATGTCACCTGATAACTTATCTCGGTCAATGTCCCAACCTTTGGGCATTTCAACATTGCCATATAATAAAGCTTGTTCAGACAAAACTATTTTTTTCATAATATAATTAATGTATAATATATATAATTAAACTAAAGTATTAACTAAACTCCATCCAGTTGAATTATCAGATTGATATTCTTCTTCATTCCATTCATATCTCCATTGATGTGTATTTGCTTCGTTTTGAGATATTTGTTCAGATGTAAGTGTTGGTGCGTCTCCAATAGGTGATTTCCATTCAGCAGTTGTTAAATCTTTTATCCATGATGCATGTGGTTTTTTAGGCCAGAAGATTTGATTATCTTCATCCCAAATTGAACCTATACCTGCATAATTTCCTCTAAAAGGTGTACCACCTAACTTGTGTGTATTATTAATAGTGTTATAAGATGTTTGAATCCACATTTGTGCAGGCCAATTATTGTGTTGTTCTAAATATTGTTGACCTACTGTTTCGTCTTCAACACCATCAGCATTTAACATATCTTTGTTATCAAGTGTTAATACTTGAATAACTTTACTGTTAGTTCCTAGTTTTGCAAAATGTGCCATAATTGTCTCCTATTGATATTTATACCTGATAATAACTATACCTGATCCACCAGCACCAGTATTACCACTACTAGAAGATCCTCCACCACCTGAACCAGTATTTGCAGTGCCTGGTGTTCTATAACCTCCACCGCCACCTGATCCACCACTTGAACCTGGGTTACCACCTCCTCCACCACCAGCTCTTGTAGTAGGAGAACCGTTGATAGCAGATGTTGTACCATTACCACCATTTAAACCAGGTGCTGAAGCTCCTGCTCCTCCACCTCCGCCTGGTGTGCCAGGACCTGGACTTGGTGAACCTGAATTTCCTTGAGGAGGACTTACGGGTGGAGTATTGCCTGAACCACCTTGGCCACCATTAGCACCTCCACCTCCACCAGAACCACCTGAATTACCAGGCGCTCCTGAATAATAACCACCAACACCACCTCCTGCAGAAGTGATTGTGTCAAAAGAAGATGAATTACCTTGACCTGGACTACAAGGAGATCGTGGCACAATAGATGATGTTGGTGAACCACCTGCACCTACTGTTATAGGATAAGCCTGTGCTGTAACTGTTATACTTGCTGGTGTTGCTAAAGGAGATGCAGTATAAGAACCTGATGTGCTAGTACTATGCGACTCTCTATAGCCACCAGCACCACCTCCACCACCACCTGGAGGTTGACTAGAGTCTTGGTTTCCTCCTGCTCCACCAGCAATTACTAAATAATCTACAGTTGTTGTTCCACATGCATTACCTACTGAACAAACTGTAAATGTTCCTGGTCCAGTAAAAGTATGAATTTTGTAATCACCCGAAGTTGTTACTGTACCTCCTGTGGCAGAAATAAATTGAGCTGTAGGTCCTACATCACTTAAGCCAGAAGTTTCAACAAATTTCCAACCTTGTGTTGCGTCAATATAAACAAGAGCACCACCAGAATTTGCTACTATAATATTTTTATTTTCAGCTGAACCATTTATATTTGATCCATTTCTTGCGACAACAATGGCATTTGTAGCTGATGTTCCAGCATAATCTATTATAGCTACAATATCTCCAGCACTTGGAGAGGCAGGTAATGTAACTGTAATAGACGCAGACGTTGTATTAACAAAATACCCATTACCACTTACAGCAGTAAATGATGAGGTTTTTACAGTAGTATCCCAAGTTACAGAACCAATATTTTGAAAAACTCCATTATCTAATAATGTTGTTCCGTTAGAAATAATACCCATTATTCTATTTCCTCTAATTTAAATTTGAATTTTTTACCGTTTTTATTATTTATGATATATAAATCAGTTTCACCTTCTTGTATTGTCCAGTTACCTTTTGTGCCATCTATATCATTTCCTGTGTCTTTGGCTTCATTGGATAAATGTAAGTCACCAGTGTATATGTTAGCCCATACTAAACTAGATTTACCTAAATCATAGGTGTTATCAGTTTCAGGAACTATGTCACCAGCTACTTGTAATTTATAATCAGGACTTGTTGTTCCAATTCCAACATTACCAGAAGTATCAACTCTCATTCTTTCCGTACCACTAGTAGAAATTCTAACTGTTCTACCACCAGCATTA